GCACTTCCGCTGCCGGATCCTTTAGGTTTGCTGTGAGCTCTTTGGCCTTCGATGCAAATGCATCGATGATGGCATCGATGTGTTCGCGACCTAGGCCGGCATCGAGTGCTGCCATCATGCCAGCACAGAGGCGATCGTAGAGTGCCTCGATGCCTTCGTGGACCATCTCTACCGCAAGATCGCCGTAGACACGTTCGACGAATGTCGCCACGTCTTCACCAGGTGCGACAGGGATAATCATCTCTTCTTCTTCCATGCCATCCTCCATGTCGCCATACATGTCCTTCAAGGACTTGACCATGTTCATCGGTTCGGCTGGTGTCGGTGTCAGCGATGCCTCACCGATTGGCCAGCGTGTGATCTCGTAGCGCCCATCAGCCATCTTCTTCCGCTCGACCATGTGACCTGTGGCGCCGCTGGAATATCCCAGCTTGCCAGACTTCGCGAGCTCTTGAATCATCTTCTGGTACGAATCTGCCATGTCGACCTGGCTCTCATACCAGAGACCTTTTTCGTCCATGGTAATGAAGCCGGTTCCGATGCGTGACTTCCCGACCTGTTTGTCCTGGCCGTGATGATAGTAGAGGTTCATGGGAACGCGCTCACCAGACTTCATCGGTCGACCGAAGTCAGTGCTCGATGTGAAGTAGTCGCCCTCGAGGTCAGCGCCACCGAAGCGCACCAGGTAACCACGCACACGACCATTGTCATCTGCCTTGATTGCATCACCAAAGGACACCAGAGTCTGCATCATAAATCCTTCACTGGTACGACCACAGCCTGTGGTCCCCACTCCGCATTCGGTACTACTTTACCGAATGCTGAGAGCGGTGTACCTGTCTCATACAAACGATATCGCGATGGTCCTAAAACCTGTCGACGTTCCGCCTCACTCAACATCCGGAACTGTTCCTCTTTGTCCGGCATCTCTTCCGGTTCATCGAAACTGCCTGGCGGCAGTCCTGCGAGTTCAGCGTATGTCGGTGTGATTGGAATCACCGTACACCTACAGTTTGGATGCGAAGGAACGACATCTGCAACAGGATTCGGATCACCATGAAGCGACCAGCACACAGGACACACGTTCACATCACCCGCTGAGATGCGGCGCCAGCCACGAACGATGCTCAGATTCGCCTCGAAGGTCTGTCGCTGTGCTTCGCGATTGGCACGAATCATCTCTGTTCGTGCGATGGTAGCAGCTCTCGAAGGCGCGAGAGTTTCGTACGTCCTCGACATCCTTCGTGCGACCTGAAGCGGATTGAGACCCTGTGCAATGCCGATCGTGACATGGTCCAAAGCAAATGGACCGATGGCCTCGAACAGCAGACCGAGCGGTGAGCCGTCAGCCGCGAAGCCGACCACGTTCGTGATTGCTTCGACAGGGAGCCGGTTCCACATCAGATCAGCGGTAAGACTCACGGACTGAGGGACACCCGCGACTGCTCGCACAAGATCCTCCTGGATGTCTAGCGACAGCTGTATGGCGCGTCGTTGTCCGTTCGTGGCGATGTCGGTCGCCTGTGGCGCAAAAAGTGCGACCTGTTCGGCCATCTGCACATTCAGCGCCTCGAGGCGGAGCATGTACTCGCTTAGGCCACTGATGTCCTCACCTGCTGCCTGTGCCTCCTCGATGGCGGCTGTCACCGCTTCGAGGCGCTGGAGGTTGTCAGCCTGGAGAACACCGTACGTCCTGCTCATCTCAGCGAGTGCAGCGTTCTCACGGTATCGGAGCTTGTTCCTGTAGCTCTCGTTGACTTGATAGATGTCAGGCATCGGTGTCAGTCAGCTCGTAACCATAGTACGGGTGATAACTTTTCCCGTTCTCCTTCGGCGCCATGCGCTTCAGGATCTCTTTGCGCGCAGCTGTGGACCAGCGATATCCAGCATCGCCACCCCATGCCGCCCATGCGACACGACCAGCGGACGGATAACCATCCTCACCTGGTCGGAAACCTTCGGCCTGCTTGTCTACTTCGTGACGTCGGAAAAACGAATACATCCGAAGGACGGTCGACTCACTGAGCTTCTCGCCATTGATGATCTGATTCGCCCTTGCCCATGCGACGGCTGTCCCGCCATCACGACCAGCATCACGCCATTCAATGGCGCGCTGTGCTTCTTCCTTCATGTCCTTCGATGGAATGAACTTCAGTCCTGGCTCATCTCTATCATCGAATGCCTTCGTCTCTTCGCGCACCGTGACAGGCAACAGTCCTAGGTGCTGAATCGGATCAAGTCCAACCGCTGCGAGTGCAGGTTCAGGAGCAAAGCCAGCACGAATCAAAGCGCCAGCAGCACTCACCAGCTTCGCAGTCTCATCGGCAGTTCGAGCTGTCGACATAGGCGCCGCGTCAGGGACCATGAGTTCCTGCGCGCCGATCTGCACAGGGACAGCAGTCGGGTGATAATAGCCGAGGTCATCATCAGATGGCGTCACACCAGCGACACGCTTCGCGGTTGCGAGATCCACGATGCCACTCTTGTAGAGTCGCTCCGCTCTCTCTGCGTCCTCATTGAGGTCAGCCTGGAGTGATGGAACATTCGCCACATCGAACTCCAAGTAATCGCCTGGCTGCGTCTCTTCGTAGTCTGGAAGCAGTGCGATAGTGAGCGCTTCGGACATCTGCCGCATCAGCGGAATCATTCCATCAGTCCACGCTGATCGTGTTGCCTGCTCGAGGTTCGAGTATGTTGCGCGCTCGAGGCCGCTGCCGAGTTGAAGGACCAAAGGATTGAGTCCGAGAGCTGCACATACGCGCTCTTCCGGTTTACGTCTGATCTCGTCGAACGCCATCTCACTCGGTTTGTGGCTGACCTGCTCGACCTTGAATGGTCCAGTCATCACCAGGACGGAACCAGCGTTATCGCCAGTGAAGTCCTGTTGTAGTTTCCGCTTCGTCTGTCTGGCATCGTCTTCGGACAAATCCTCGACACCGCCCTTGTAGTCTGGCCCGACCATTATGCTTGGCATGCCGCCGTTGCGAACCATGCCGAATGCAGCTGATGCAGCCACGTTGTCGGTGGCGATCTCGCGAAGGACAGACGTGACAGGAGAGCGCCCGAAGCGAGAGTCCTGCGGATCTCGACCATACCGGATGTGAATCAAGTCCTCGAGCGCGATGTCGTACGAAGTGCCATCGACCGTGTACTGGTATTTCACCAGCGGATTGACCTTGTTACCGACTGGACGCATCATGTCAGCCGCCAGGTATTGCAGACCAACGACACGACCAGAGACGCGAACCTTGCGAAAGTAGGCGTTTCCTAGCAGCTGGTAGTCTGGAAGAATCCACGACCACACGAGCGAAGGCGGCACGTTCGGCGTTGGCTGAGCGAGCAGCTCGAGAATCGGGTGGTTTGCGACTGTCTCGACCTGTCCATCTGGCATCGGTCTTCTAACGACGGGAACACCCTGGCTCCAGTTGCGGATGTACCAGTCCATGCCGATCGCGACGATACTGTTCAGCATCAGGTCGCCAGCCTGGTTGCGCCAGTTGAAACTCGAGCCTGGAAGGTTACGTGTCAGTAGGGACCAAAAATCGCCGTTCCCAGTGCCAGTGAAATAGGACGTCTGTCGCTGAATCAGCGGCGGCGGAAGGAGTGCATTTGGCGCGGCAGTGGCTTTGCCGATGAAGCGATCGAAGAGTCCCATGTGACTATTGTGTCCTTATCATGCGTTATACTGCACCCCACCCACCGCCACGACCGACGATCTCGTCATAGGCGTCAGTCAAAGCATCGACGATGTCGTCATTCTTCCCCAGGGGAAAGGTTCGCATCTCATCGAGTAGTGTACGATTCCAGTCAGCTGCGACCATGTACACGTTTCCACCTGCGACCTGCGACGCGAACGGTTCGGCCCTTACATCCTTCGCACCAGTCACCGGCAGGATGGTCACAGCACTACCATGAAGCAGCCGAAGCATGTGCATGGCTTGACTCTTGCCAGCCTGGCCCGGGTCCTGCGGTAGTCGAATCCGAATGCCACGGCCATCGAGAGCAGCTGTCTGTTTTATAACTTTATCGCGCTGGTCGGTGTCATACTGACCACGCACGACATCGAGGATCCAGATGCGGCCATCCGTGTCACGGCCCATTTTGACACCGACGGTGTAGTCACCACTTCCAGCTGTGGCTGCAAGGTCCCATGCGCGGGACATCTTCGTGAGGTTCGGTGTCGCATGCTCGATGGTGATTCGGTCCCACTTGAAGAAACTTCCCTCGCGTGGCGTCGGATGTTGCTGGTAGAGAGCAGACCATCCATAGTCTCCGGAGTTCGCGATCATCACCTCTTTGATGCGTCCGAGTTCCTTGACGTCATATCGTTCCGGCCACAAAGCTTCGCCAGGCATTCGACCAATCTGGTCCTTCTCTTCAGCTATCGCTGGCAGGTTCAGAACGGTCCATCGATGAGGTTCCGAACTGATTGCGCGAGCGGTTATGTCGTCGTGATGCCACCTAGTCGAGACGATGATAAGAGCGCCCTTCGGCTCGAGACGCGTGTATAGATCGTCCGTGTACCAGTCCCATGCTTTGTCACGATACAGCGCAGATTCGGCATCCTCGCGACTCCTTATCGGGTCATCGATGATGATGCGCTTGAAGCCGACACCAGTTGGAGGTGAACCGACACCACGCGCCATGAAGGTTCCGCCTTCCGGTAGGCTCCATTCATCCTGTGCCGCGTTGTCTTTTGACAGTTTAGTCCTGGACGAAACGATCTGGCGCGACTTACGGCTGAAGCGCCTCGCGATGCGCTCATTGTAGCCAGTGACCAGGACGTTTGCTGACGGGTCCCGCTCGATGCAATAGGCGCCGTAGCGAACGGTGACTGTCTCGGTTTTGCCATGACGCGGCGGCATGTGGATCGCGAGTCTGTCAATCTCACCACGCTCCACAGCGTCAAGGTGCGACGCGATGGCGATGAGATGTCGAGCTGTAAATGACCAGCCAGGCGGGAGAGTCTCTCGAAGGTAGTCAAGGTAACAGAGAGCTGTCTGAGCGCTAGTCTTCGTTTGGGCCTTCGCTGGCTGCGGAGAGAAGTTGAACCGAGAAAGTTGCAATCTTTTCGTAGAGAGTTGCAATCTGTGCGGCTGATTGGCCATTAACATACCTCTCGCTTTGTGTCGTCCTGGCGATGACCTGAAGTGCTTTGAGGTTGTCCTCGAGGACTGACGCCAGCAGGTCATCAAGCGATACAGCGTGGACCTTCGCAGTCGTTACAGTTTCCGACGCGTCGGAAACAGGTTGTAAGTTTCCGACACATGACGACATGCGATCACGAATAGTGATGATGGTCGTTCGTGGTAAACCATGAAGCCGAGAAACAACCGTCGGTGTCTGACCTGCCATCAGAGCAGCTTCGACCCGTGCGATTGTTTCCTCGTCGTAGATGTTTGGACGTGCCATGCTTCTATTCTGGCTCATCCTGGCGCACTCTGCGTCTGTAGTGCAGCTGTCCGTGGCATAAGTAGCACAACACCTGAACATCTTCCATCAGCTCACCACCGAGTCGAAGATAGGTGATGTGATGGACATCGAGCTTGTAGCCGTCCTCCTGTCGACGGCCACACTGCTCGCATGTTCTACCGGATCGTTCAAGCGCCTTCGTCCGAATGTCCTGCCAGCGCTGACTCCGCATGTACTTGCGACGGTAGTCGCGCCATGCTTCATCGACCTGGTCGCCGGACGCTCCGATGGCCTTGAGCAGACTATAGGTGTTGGACCATGGCTTGGCCATGATGCTCTTTATGATGTGGTCCGTGTCCATGTGATCTCATCCTTTACAGGGTGATCGTCACCCCACATCCAGTCAGTCGCGAAAAGCGACTCTGGATCGAGTGTGAGACCTTGTAGAGTCTTCGACTCAGGTCCGGTGTGCATGACGAATGCTTCGTACAAATCGGAATATCGGATGTACACATCATGATCAAAGCATACGCGTGTGATCGGTTTGCCATGCATCAAGTGTTGTATTACTTCAGAGAACTTCATTCTATAACCGTCCAATCTCGCGCCATGACATCGGTTCCCGACAATGTAGCAAACCCCTTACATCGCCAAACATTCGCGCCATCGAGCTCGTAGCGCATCAGTGCAGCTTCGACCAGTTGAAGCTTGAATCGACCGCCATCACGCCACACATGACGTCCTGCGCGTACATCTGTCATGATTGACTCGAATGATTTGCGACCAGTATTGTTTTGTTTCTTCCCGACAGATTCCTGAAACTCCACACGCAGTGCAGGTTCTGACATTAGCCACCTGTTGAGCATCATCGTTGGAAAACCAACCGATGCAGCTGCATCACTACGACTCTCACCACTTGCAATCAGTTCGGCCCACTTGACCACGATCGCGGTCTTTTCATCGAGCGAGATGTACGGGTCCATTTTCTTCACTACCCTGTCTGGTTTCTCTTCGTTGATCCATCGATTGACTGTTCCGCGTGTCATCTTCATGATCTGCGCGGTGCGGCTGATGCTGTTACCAGCAGCTCTCAGCTCTTTGATTCGCACCAGGAGCGCTGTTCGCTCCTCGATGTCTGTATTCTTAGCCACTTTGATTATCCCCTTCAAAGTAAAACACCAGACACATCCCTGATGATGTGCCTGGTGCGACAGCGAGTGGCAAACGTGATGTTTACTCGCTGGCGTCCTCGCCGAATGGATCGGATATGTCATCGGTCTTGATGACAGGCTGCGCGATCTTCGTGAGCTTTTTCTTTGCAGTGACTGGACTGACGCTGATGATGGCGTTCGTTTGATAACCGCGTGTGTTGAGCTTTGCATCGACAGTGACCATCCACTCCTTAGCCAGGAGCGAGTCAATGTCGAGGTTATGAAACTCGGATGAAGTCAAGCGCCGTCCGAGCATGCCATCGAGCAGGATGGTGAGTGCAGCCTTATCGGAACCATAGCCCTGGCGCGTAAACTTGACAAAGCGAAAAGCGTTGCTGTTGCTATCGCCATATTCAGTTGTCTCGAATGTGAACTTGAAGTTCGGAAGCATGACATTTGGATCATCGTACGATGGTCGGTCGATTGATTCGACATTAGCCAGGCGGCAGACATAAGATCCTGCGACGGCTGCCTCAAACTGTGCGGCGCCATCGCTGAACGTCGCGTTAGAAAAGAAACCCATTTTTGTATTCTCCTTCGGCCATAAGGCCGCTCAGTGATAGTGCTGGCTCAGTTACCAATCCAGAAGGTGTTTCCACCAGCACCATCAAAGTTGACATTACCAGACATAAAAACACTTGTCAAACTATTCGTCGATGCTGTTCCGTGGCCCAGCGTTAGCGCCCGGGCCGCAGGAACAGTTTCGACTTAAGACCCCTAAGCGAGCACACTTACATGCTCGCAGGGGGGGTTTCCAAAGGGGGGTTTTATTCAGTTGTTCCCGTTTTATGATACTTAAGGGCGGAACAGGTCGGGAACAGGTCGCGGGAACAACTGAATCGCCTAAAGTAGACCTGTCGGACGGTACATTTTCGCGTTGCGTGGACCCTTATCAAACGTGACAATCCGACTTGATTCGAGGTCTGCGAGTGTAGCCGCCACGACCGATTTCCTACTGCCGCACAGCTCCACCAAGCGCGACTGTGAGATGCCTGGTTCGCCACTGATGAGATCAATGAGCTTGGACCGGATCTCCTGTGTGATGACCTCGCTCCTGGCGCCAGCGTCGAGCGTCCGGACCTTCGTGAGACCATCCTCATCGCGAATCTCGAACGTGACATCGATGGCGTCCTCATCGCTGATGAGACGGCCCTTCGTGACGTACATGCGGTATAACCCGTTCGCTTGCTTCTCGACGCTGTAGGCCATGTCAGCAGCTGCGACAATCTCCGCAGCGCCGCGCATACCTTCGTGCTTGACCGTCGAGTCAGTGCCACCCTTGCGATTGTGGTGAGCGATCAGGACAGTGATGCCGACATCGAGCAACTTCTTGAATGAGTCGTAGAGTTTCCTCATCTGACTGTTGTCGTTTTCGTCCAGGCCATGCACACGAACCAGAGAGTCAATGAGCACCAGACCAATACCCTGCGACTGGCAATGCTTCACGATTCGTTCGACATCGAGCACGTTGTCCAGCCTGATGCCAACTCTGTTGAGGTAGCCCATTCCATCAGCTGAACGCATTCCGAGCTTCCTCAGCCGTTGTAGGACCTTCTGGACACCCATCTCCTCATCGATGTACAGAACTTTGGTTTGCGGAATGTCGAACTCGTTCAGCCATTTGTCGCCGAATACAGCTGCGCGAATGAGATCGCACATCACCCACGTTTTGCCACTGCCTGGCGGTGATGACAGGTAGTGCAGTCCGCCATTCGACAACACGTTCGGAATCAGCCAGGACTGCGCTCCGAGTTTCTCCTCCTCGACCTCCATGCGTGTCCAGTCCCAGACCTCCCAGGGAGACATCGTCTCACCGCCCGGAAGATCGTCGGGGACGTTACCCTGTGCCCACTTAACCCAGAAGCGGCCAGTGGTCTCACGAATGAGCTCAGGCTCGAGTGGAGGCTCACAGTACGTGTCACTCCACCAGATGCTAAAGATGTTCGCCTGGTCAATCGAGAAGCGCTTTGCTCGCAAGAAACCGAGCAGTGTGACCAGCGCATTGTTTCGTCCGTTGAATGGTCCACCCGATGCAGGTTGTGGCTGAAACAGCCGGTCCCAGTGGTGCTCACCATTTGCCACGACGCGAGCATGCGTCGCCATGTCTCCAGCCACCATGGCGCGGAGGTCGTCCAAACTTAGTTCTTCCATTTTAGTCCTAGTCCAAGAAAGTCTGCGTGTCCAGCGCAGTGGTTACGAGTTTACGGCACTCTTCGGCATGTGCGACCATGCCCATCAATCTCATCTGCTCGATGCCGACCACCGTGTGGTTGAAACAGTACAGCAAATAATCGCCGTGTTTGTACTGGCCAAGATTCCAATTGCCTCGCTCGCGCTTTGGGAGGTCTCCCGCTTTGGCGGCGATCAATAACCTAGACCAATCATCGCCCCATGGATGCGTGGATGTCGTCTCCTCGACGATTCTGGAGGCTTCTGGCGGGTACTTCGCGAGTTCCACCAATCGAGGCGCCTCACGGTTTTTCCAGTTTAAAGTTCCAGGGACTCGTAGTATTCTTGACGGGTTCTTGCACTTGACGTCAGCGGACGCTGAGAGTGTGAGCATCCAGCGTTCGAGCAGCTGCACGAACTCGCGCTGTTCTGTTGGCTTAGTCCCAATGCCAACCACTTTGAGTCGCCTGTAACAGTGGAGACCTTTCCCCGAGCGTACCGCGACTGTAACTTTAGCAAGCGTTGCAGTCTCATCCAGACCAGCAAGATCATCAATATCGCACCAAAGTACACCAGCAGTATGGACATCATTGTCCCGTCCTCCTTTACGCCAGCGTGGCAACACGCCGACGTATACATCATTTCCTTCATCGCTCCACTGAACGCATGCTTCGCCGATGCCGGTCCAGTCTTCGACCGTTCGTGGAAGCTCGTAGAAGCGCATCTGATTTCGTCCTTGATTCAGACATCGAATCTCGACGAAGCCGTCAGAGTACGGCTCAAACAGCCATGACAGGAAAGTCACAGCCTCTGATACACGATTCATTCTTACCCCTTATAATCCCTGCATGTCCAAGCAGGTCCCGACACATTACCGCAAACAACCGATTCAGCCCATCGAAATCATCGAGATGTATGGTCTCGACTTTAAACGAGGAAATGCCTTGAAGTACCTACTCCGCGCAGGTTCTAAACCTGGCGAAGATAAGACCGACGATCTTCTCAAAGCGGTCTGGTACATCATCTGTGAGATGCACAGCATCGAGCTCGCCGATGAGATCAACGCACAGCTATTAGTTGATGCCACTCGCGATGCCTAGATACCGACACGTCGCCTCGACTGCTTCGTCCCAGGAATAGGCAACAAACCACAGGTAAGCATCTCCAACAGACTCACGAAACGCGATCTGTCCTGGCGTGAGACTGTTCTTCCCTGCCTTCATCTCGATCCACATCCCGCAGTGCTGTCCCATTTGAATCGGGATAAAGATATCCCAGACGCCAGCCTTGAGTCCTTCGGACTTCATGCGGCCACCTGTGGCCTTCGATCTGTAGCCGCCATTCGGCACAGCGAAGATTGTGCCAAGGCGCTGATCACTTCCAGACATCACCCGACACCAATTGAAAAACGCGATCTGTTGTTCTGATTCGTTCAAAGTTCCATCCTCTCAAAAATCTCCGCCAGGACATCAACCCCAGCGGCCACCCGAATTTTGTCGATTGCGCGCACCTGAATCTGTCTGATGCGCTCGCGACTGTAACCGATCAGGATTCCAACGTCCTCGAGTGAGCGCCCATCAGATAACCCATCGAACCCAAAGCGAAGGCGAAGACATGCGATCTCACGGTCCGTCAGGACTTCCATGACCGTACGCAGCTGCGCGTAGAGAATCTCTCTGTCTAGACGGTCACCGACAGGAGGTTCATTCGATGGCATAAAGTCGTATCGGCTTTGGCCATAAGCATTCGACTCATCGATGCTCGAGACCAGCTTTACATCGTGCTGAAGGATTTCGGTCAGCGACTTGAGATCAAGTGATTCGATTTGCTTGTGAAGGTATCGCGGGTAAGTGTGCACGACTTCACGAACGTACGCGAGAAGTTCCGCCGGTGTTGGAGTCTCACCGTGCTTTGCGATGTACTCCTGGCGCGACACTCTGATGTGAGACAGTTTAGCGATCGCATGGCTAGGTAGACGGATGTCTCGACCACGACTCTCGACACCGCGTCCAATAGCCTGGCGGACCCAGTTGGTCGCGTACGTCGAGAAGCGATGACCGAGTGACGGGTCATAGCGCTGGACCGCGTGGTGCAGTCCGAGCATGCCATCCGTGATCATGTCTTCGTGCTCGCATCCACGGCCACGAAACTTCTTCGCGATGGCACTGACCATGCGGACGTTGTGATCGATGAACTCAGCGGTCGCTTTATCTTTGTCTTTGTCAGTGCCAGCCTGGACCATGCGCCCGAGAAAGAACTCCTCCTCGGGCGTCAGAAGTCCAGTGGTGCTCGTGCGTCTACTGCCTCGATACTGTGACCATGTATTGATGGTGTCAGTCACGAGCTTGCATTGCCTGGTGTGCACGGTGATCCGGACTGTTCGGCGTGTCCCAATCTGACGCCATCATGCATGCAGTCCACACAGCCAGGACAACCACGACGAATGTCCCGACCACCTGGATGCGACGCTGTGTCCGAAGGCGACGTTCGCGCTTGAGCTCACGCTGTGAGCAGATGTCACAAATGCGATGTCCACGACCATAAGGCACTGCGTTCGTGCGATGGCATTCGATGCATGTAAGTTTGATGTTTCTTGTGTCCATTGTCCTAGTCCTATTCTGTCTATTGCGGGAGAGTCTGTCCTGTGCGCTTACATAGGATCCACAGCTGCACTTCGTATTCACTGCGACCGATTGCATCAGCGATACGCTTGACGGTCGACTGTCTTACAGCATGAGCGCCGGAGAGCATCCGACACACTGCCGATTTGTGGATGCCAAGTTTCTCAGCGATATCCACCTGTGTATGTCCGTAAATCATGCATACGTTATACACATAGTTGACACAGTATGTCAACTTATGCTAGGATGTTGATGTGGCGGACACCACACGAAGGGGACAGGAATGGACGAACGAATCGAAATGAAGTGGAAGTGCGGACACACTGAAACTCACACGTTTGGATATACGACGGGCGACATGAAGGCGAAGATGCGCCTCATGGCGTCAACGCTTGGAGTCTGCATGATGTGCAGCACACAGAAAGCAGCTGACGACCATTGGACGCAGATGCAGATCCTGCTTCGACCACGCACCATTGTGATGACTGGATCACAGCGCCAAGTTGAGTGGGCACGTCAGATTCGCGCATCGATGTATGACAGTCTCGCTGTCATCCACGACCAGCTGCGCCTGGCGCATCTCGACCAGCGTCAAGAATGGGGAGCGATTGTGATTGCACTGCGACCCGTGCTCGAGGAGCTGCGCCGTTGGCGCCTGTACACGTACGCTGGTGACATCATCGAGCATCGCAACATCACATGGTCTCAGATGTTTGGAGACGCTTTGAACAGGGCAGGATTAAGAATCAAGGGGTTAACGAAATGACAATGTCGGAAACAATAGGCGCTATCGCACCAGCGCTGGTCAAGGCCCAGGCTGAGATCAGGCCAATCGTGAAGGACAGCACGAATCCAGCGTTTCGCTCGAAGTACACTTCGCTCGATGCCATCATGGAGGTCGTTCGACCAGTACTCGCCAAGAATGGTCTCATCGTTGTGCAGTCGGTGCTGGACACCATCGACGGTGAGCACAGCACCAGCATCATGGTCGAGAGCCGTGTCATTCACAGCTCAGGTGAGTGGATCGCTGGTGTCGTGCAGGTCCCTGTGATGCAACAGACCAGCCACGGATTCGGTAGCGCACTCTCGTATGGTCGACGCTACAGCCTGAGCGCGCTTCTGTCGCTGGCATCCGATGAGGATGACGATGGCAATGGTGCGATAGGCCAACAGCCACAAGCACGGCCACAGATCAAGCCAGGACCGCCACAGACCACGACGCTGAAGAAGCTCTCACCAACACCGAAGCCGATACCTGGCTATCATAATGGTTCACACTTCGTTATCGGTGAAGAGGACCCGAACGCATGACTATGAGTATTGAAGCGTTAGTATTGAGTTTGCAGATTTCTTTATTCTTAGGCTTATGGTGGCTTGCCATAGGTAGAGAATGGATATCAAATATAATCTTTGATTACGAGCAAAGAAATGAGCAAACCAAATGACTTCCATGACAAAACTTGTATGGATAACGCCCGATGCTGAAGCAGTCATCGGGTATTGCGCTAGGGTCTCGAATCCAGCGAACCAGGACAATCCTGACGTCACGAGGTTATTGAGATACTGCGTCGGTCACGGTCACTGGTCAATCTTTGAGATGGCCAGCATGTGCATCGAGGTCAAGACCACGAGAGCGATCGCCGCGCAGCTGCTTCGACACAGATCGTTCTCATTTCAGGAGTTTAGCCAGCGGTACGCGACCGTGGTCGAGGACATCGATGTCCCAGAGATGCGCCTCGCTGGCGCTCACAATCGCCAATCCAGCCTCCCACTACCGAAGGTTGAGGAACTGACCAAAGAGCAGCAGGACGCGCTGTATTTGGTCGGGTCATCAATCGAGTTTGCGACCGACGTCTATCGCGATCTCATCGCACATGGCATGGCTGCGGAGACTGCTCGCATGGTCCTGCCGCTGTGCACTCCAACCACGATGTACATGAGCGGCAGCATCCGCTCGTGGATTCATTATGTGCAGCTGCGAACACGTCCGGACACGCAGTTAGAACATCGTGACATCGCCCAGGGAGTGCAGAACATCATGCTTGAACACCTGCCGATCACGATGGCGGCGCTCTCGTGAAGCTCTCTGACATGATGCCGCATGCAGACCTTCCTGCTTGGACTGAATACCTTGAAGCATGGGAGAAGGAACACAAACCGGTGTGTCCAACATTTGACGAATGTCTCCATGAGTCTACTGTCATGACACAGAAGATAGATAGTATCGGTCGAGATCATTACTATGTTCGATGCACAACATGTGGACGTCGAGCAGGCACTATCAAAAAGCGTGATGCACTAAAAATGCTGGCTGGCGTTGTTCCACCAGATGATGGACATGTTTGCGCTCAGGTTCGATACGATCCAGATAATGGTCACTACCGAATACGCTCTGAGTTACGTGCTGAATATTACCGATTGTTATCTGAATATCCTCAGAAGCTCATGAAGCAAAAAGGTATTTACTACAATAAATACATTTTTACAGCACGATGGATGAAGCTTCGTGCAGCTGTCTTTGAGCGTGACAATCACACCTGTCAGTCATGCGGTTCGACTGAGGATCTGCATTGTCACCATAATACCTATGTTCGCCTAAGCGCAGAGGAGATGAGTGATCTCATAACTTACTGCGCTAGGTGTCACAAAAACCATCACATTGATCAAGATATGGAGCGCGAACGCGAACGACTATGGCGAGAAAACCAGCTGACAATCAACCAACAATTGAGCGAGTAGAAGAAAAACCAGAAGGTCTCCTGTGGCTCCTCAAAGCGAGCGAACATGAGATCCTGGAGCGATTGAACGCTGAGGATGCAATCATCTTTGTACATCCTGCGCTCGATGGCATCGTGAGTTTCCGCATCGAAGAGAATCCACAGCACGAACAAAAAGTGGTGCATGTCTGGCGGTAAATGTATAGTCGTTATGCCGGTGCTCACACATCGGTGAACGAACAACTAACCAAACAGGAGACCAGGTGAGCGCATGCACCTGGTCTTTTGGTTTGTTAGAAGTTGACGAAGCCGAAGCCGCCGAACTTACCGAACTCGTGCCAGTTTCGTTTCTTCGCATACAGTCCATCACCATCGCGCTCGACGGAGAGCTCATCGGATGGCTCCGGTGAGGTGTTTCCCTCGACCGTGTAGACACCCCACTCCTCGACCTTCGTGACCATGCCGATGTGAGCGATGCGAGACAACGCGGAGAAGTAAAACAGCGCCAGATCACCGCGCCGTGGTCGCTTCGTGGTCGTACCATCTCGAATGTGCTGTACAGGCAACCACAGACTGTTTGCCTTAAACCATCTCGACCAGTCCGGACAATATGCCGATCTTGGAAAAGTCTCATCGTACGTGATGCCGAGCTGCGTGGCTGCTTGCTTGTGGCGGAACCGGACGTGTGCCGCGCACCAGGGGGAACCAGCAGGGACCGGAGGTTTGCAGGATGCCTGGTACGCTTCGACAGCTGTGCCGCGATTCTCACCGACTTCCTGGACACCGACATTCGCCATCGCCAGATCTGTCGACAGTAGTGCTATTCGTCGTTCATCCATGTTGTATACTCCTATTGTCCAACCGGTTTCTAGTTCCTAGTCCTGACGCCTCCAGCACCCCTCTGGAGGCGTTTTCTTTTTAACTGAAGGTCTCCCCATCATCCGCAGATGACACGATTGTGATCCCATTCGTGGTGTGCGTGTAGATGATGTAAATCACTCCGAGGCGCCAGTAACACGCGAGCTCGTCATCGGCGACATTACCCGTCACGACGTTGGAAGCAGCTGTGATGACGTTGCCCATCGGGTCACGCTTGACGCGCTGGATGTTGCTCGAGCTGGTGCGAAAGAAAATGTACTCCATGCCGTTTGGCGACACGCAGACAGTGCCATGTGTTCCGGTCCCGATTGTTGTAGCCACTGATACTGTGTTCCCTTCGTCGGATGTAAGGTATCGCTTGACGCTGCCATCAGTGTCATCCACGATTATAATGAGCGACATGGCGCCGCTGTTCCGCTGATACGCCAGGCTAAGACAAACAGCGCCTGTGATCGGCGTTGTAACTTCTGACCAGTTGGTCCCGTTGTGCGCCCTGGCGTGATACAGCTTGACGCCGCCACCAGCTGTCACGACGCCATATGTCGCCTGTTGTGCCGGGCTGACATCAGCAGCCGTGCAGTTCCCTGCGAGCACCTCTGTCATGAACACCGCTCGCTGTCGCTTGGCGCTGTACATCGGATTGACACCGACGCTATTCGCGCCGATCAGGATCGAGTGATTTGCTTTACCCAGTCCGAACGGTGAGCCTGTCTGATAGTTACCAAGCGCGTCGAAGGTTGAATCAGTGCCTCGAGATGATGAGTCACTCGAGAGCTGGAGCGTCACTGTCCCGCTGGTCGCCGGGTCTCCAGATGTGTCCAGGACAATCCCGTGTGCTGGACCACGAAGGATGGCGCCGAATGGCAGATACAGTGCCGAGTCAGTACCACCATTGACATCGAACGGGTCATACAGATCGGGAATGAAATCGCCGTTTATTGAATCGAACAGAGTCTGTGCTGTTATGGTGCCGGTCGCGATCTCGAAGCCATACGCGAAGTCTGTCCCGGTTGTGGCGTTCGGTGTTGCGAGGATTCCGCCACCAAATAGCCACGTACTGATACCAGTTCCGCCATTGAGGAAACAGTCTCTCAGTGGAGGCTGTGAGACGCTACACGTACCACTCCCAGGATAGGCCACAGAGTTCGTCGCGGTCCAGCCAGGATGTCGGACGATACTGTCATCGGACGTGTTGATTTGACCGACAATGTCAACGATAGTCAGCGGTGTGACACTGTATGTCGTGACGCCGGTTGCGCCACCTACAGTCTTTTGCCATCGATAATCGCTCTCTTCTTCATCACGACCGTCGTTCTTCTGTTGCCAGAAGCGGCGTGAATAGTAATAAGTGGTCGTGTCGACTTCGGCGACGATGGCCGGTGTGATGCGTTCGTTTTCGTATCCCAGACCACTCGGAACATAGTGACTGTTACTGAAGCCGTTCGTCGTGTCCTGCTTGAGCGTCGTGGTACCGAGGTCAATCGCCCCTGTAGCGATGCGTAGACGCTGGCATGACGTAACACCCCAATAAGCCGAGTCGACGCTCTCTGAGCCAGCGTAGGAACTACTAGCGGTATTCTTCCTCGGATAGGGATCGTCCTTGCCGTCAGTGAGTGGAAGTGCGGAGACCGACCATGCATCCGGACTGCACAGGTCGATGGTCACTGTCTGATACGACGTAGTCGCAGCTGTGACATTCCAGGTTTTGGTGTTGCCATGATAGTCAGTGATAACGAATGTTCCAGCGATTGATGTTCCGCTTTGCGCCTTAATCTGGATGTCAAGGTAGCGATATCCCGACATGCCCTCGTATGGTGCAAACAGTCTGTCGTTCGTCGATCCAGCGATGCTTCGAGTGGTGTTGTATGCCAGACTCCAGCCGTTAAACCTGAAGCCACGGAACATGCACCTGGTCTCAGTTGATGCCTCACCGACAGCTGTAAGTGACGCAGCAGTTATGGCACACGAGATGCTCGCCGGAACATCATCAAGCGCTGTTGTCAGCGTGTTCGAGCCGTAGTCCGGATCGGTAAGGACCGTCGTCGTCGCATAGTCCACGAAGGTGTCTGACCCTGACAGTGAGCCTGTTCCAGTTATCGTTCGCGAGGAACCGTCGAAGCCAGTGACCACGACACTCAGTGAGTCTGGGTACGATGTGGACCACGCCCTGGTGCGACCGATGACAGCGACACTGCGATCCAGACACGAGCTCGTGCTGATCGTGGCGCTAGCGGTTGAAACAATGCCAAAGCCGTCAGTCGTTCCAAGAACAGACAGACTCCATTCGGTGGCGCTTTGTGCGTGGAAGGTGTGAGCATGCGTGATGTCATGCACAGCGACGGTGTTGACCTTGACCAGGCTGACAGCGAAGTCATGGCGGACATCACCACTCGAGAATCCATTCGCCGACAGGATCGCGGTGTAGTCTGCTGTTCGCCTCGATGTCGCAGCTGCGGACACGCTGACTGATCCGCCATTCGCGGTGATACTACACGCAGCTGTCGCACTGGTCGTGGTCATTTCAAACCATCTGTATGCAGTCTGTGGAGGGAACACCGTCGGCGCCACACTCGAGCTGTAGGCTGTCTCAGTGACATCCCACAGATTGTCTGTCGATACCGATGCCGTAAACGTGCCAGCACATGTCACACTGACATCGACATATGGTGTCGTCCCTGCGGCAGTTCCTGAAGCAAGCACCACGTACCCCGTGTTAGTGCTTCCGTGGCCGTTATTGACCGCGAGGTTTGCACGGAGTTCCCACGTCCAAGTCGCGAGAGGTGCTGGACAGTTGACCGTCGAAACAATCGCCAGTGAACCTAAGAAACCGAGGTGTCCCCCAAAAGTAAAGTCAGTGTAATGCGTGTCGTAGTCTGGCTGCATCGGTTGCAGTGCGAACGTATTCCATAGGCGCTCCGTGACGTTTTGCGTGTGCGACATCGTCAGCGTTGATGTACGTGTCCCATCGATGTAGGCCACTACTCGCCACCGTCATTCAGGTATAGACCTCGATACTTTGCGCGCCGGAACTGCTTAACGCCAGCTTCGACGACGAACTCAATGCTCGGAATCGCGATGATGCGATAGACGCCCTTGATGGTCACTCCGTCAGGCTGCATGATGGTCACAACGTCGCGAACCCAGAGAGGTCGATTCGTAGCTGACAACACCAGAAAGTCACTCTCCCACTCGATCAGGATTCGACCAGTCATGAGTCTGTCTTTGAGTGCTTCCATCGCTTGAACTGCCACAGTGCCAGATGTGATGGACGGATCACTTAGGATGTACGGGACCGGTCGACCGCGCCAGTTGTATGGCCTGGATGCTGGAGCAGTGCCAGCAGTCTGACTCGCATCATCTGCATCGTAGGAATAGATCAGGTCA